ACCAACGCTTTCGCCAGAACAAATCTTTCAGAAGAATCAATAGATGGAATCCTGGTGTCAATCAATTCAAACACTACGTCTAACGGTACGTTTGATCAGAGTGGCGGCAGTGCTCCAAGCAGTGTTGGTCAGGCAGCTATTGACGCGATGCGTGCACGTGGTTGGACTATTACAGTTACAGGAGGTTACTAATATGACTCAGTATAAACACCGCATTACATTGATTGTTCCAGAACAGTACATGGATATTGCAAATCATCTTGCACTAATTATGGGTGAGTCTACAGCAGACATTGGTACGTTTGTTACTGCTGATTGGCAAGATGCTGACGGCAATTTGTATGCTGTCTGTTCAGCGTTGAGTAAACCGGTTGTCCTTGATGCTCTAACTAAAGGACTGCCTGATCCGGTACCAGATCGTGATGCTGATGCTGACGTTACTAAAGCGCAGCAAGCGTTAGATTTAATCGTGCTGTATGATGCTGGAGTAAAAGCAAGTGTGGATAAAATTGTGCTGGCTATTGATTATGATCCGCACGAAGTGTTTGAGGATGCAGGTTTGTTGATGGCGGATGAACCAGAAGGTGTATAAGATGAAGAAGATTGCAATTTTTATCCTGCTTCTGGGCCTTACGGGCTGTGCAAGCATGAACGATGTAAACCTGATGAAGGCTTACTACACAGCGAACAACTCGCATAATGAAGAGCAGACCGCACAGGTATCAGCGAAAGCCAAGGCCATTAAGGACGCGGTAGTCATTAACTGTGATAGCTCCGATCCGAACTGTGCCGTTGCAAAGGCGATGGCGGGGGTAGTATCTTCCATGTTCATCTCCGGGATCGAGGCTCAAGAGTTCACCACAGACGCTCCGACAACGGGGGTAAGTGTACAGAAGAAAGCGCTTACCACTATCGGTAACGGTATCCCGTGGCTCACTATCGGTGTTGTAGCGAATAAGGGTATTGACTCTGCAGGGGATAAGACTACGGCTTCGGGGGCCTCAACGGTGAACAAAGCCGGTGGAGATGTGAGCACTTCACAGGTTGAAAACGAGGTAGTCTTCGAGCCAGAAGAAGTCGTTGAGGAAGATGTTATCGTAGATGAAGCTGCAGCTATTGAATAAGGATAAGCGGTGGCACGTGCAGTCCGTCTCATCTTTAAAACCCGGAGACAACAAGTACGCTCCCCGGTACACAGAGCCAAAAGTTTTTATGATTAACCTCAGCTGGCTATGGCGGTTGATAAGGAGGAAGAGATGAGAGGGATGCTGGTTAAACTCGCACTTCGCTGGTTAGGGAGGAAGCTGGACGGGAAGACAACTTTCATCCTGTCAGCGGGAAAGGTGTGCTTCGCTATTGCGATCCTCATATCCTATGCGTATCCTGAGTACTCCTTTCTGCCTGAAGACCCGGACAAAGCTCTTGAGCTTATCGGTGCTGTCTTCGGGGGACTCTTCGGAGCGAGCACAGCGACACAGCGTCGGGCGATAGCAAAGACAGAGAAGAAAGTAAAGGCGATTCAGGATTCTCAACTGGAAGAGAAAGCACTGAAGAAATTTATTAATCCAGGACATGAGGTAAAGTGATGTGGGCGACATTTAAAGCAGCAGCATTCGGATGGCTTATCAAAGACGTAGCACCTATTGTATTATCCACTGTGAAGGCCGTGGTGCTCGCTATGGCTTCGACTACTATGACTGGCGCGGAGAAGAAGGCGGCAGCAATGGCGGCTATCAGGAAGGCGTTCTACATTGACGGCGTGGAAGTAACCGTTGAAGCAATCGACGAGGCCATTGAAAAGGCTGTAGTCGAGCTGGGCGTTTAATAAAAAGAAAGCCCTCTTCTTACCGCTGAGATAAGAAGAGGGCTTTCTGTGTTTCTCCAAGGACAACCCTCAGAGTCGCGATACCGCCATCCGCGAAGATGAGAAAATAGTTTAATTCGTTTACCCGTCTTCGTCAACAGGTTTTTTACAACCCCATCTCCTCCATTTTACCCAATACAGCATTTAATGTCCGGGCCTTTATCCTTGCTTCTTCCATGTACGGGAGGATACCACGACCCTTCGCGGCGAAAACTGACTTCTCATGCGCGTTGTCCCGTGATTCTGTCAGCTCTTTTTTAAAGTCCTTCAGCTTTAAAGCAAGATCGTTCATAGCCATGTCACCTCCAACTCCGTTTTTATCCGCGCTATCAAATTGTCTACCCCGCATATCGTGTCCACCCACTCAGCCCAGAAGTTCATATCCTTCAGCGTGTTCAACTCCTTGTCCTGCAGCGGCGTGGGCTCCTTACCGGGGCGTTTACACTCAACGAATACCGTGAGTGGGCCGGGGAAGATAAGCATCCTGTCAGGCACACTCCGTCTCTGTGGGGACGTGAACTTGTAGGGTACGCCACCGAGCTCCTTTACTCGGTCACACAAGTACCGTTCGATGTACTTCTCATTCTGCTCACTCTCTGGTAATCTTTTTCCCATGACTCTCTCCCTCAGCTTTTCAGTCCCCGAGAAACTTCTATCACGCTTAAAATACACCACCCATTTTTAAGTCCTACATGGTTTTCTAACTTATTTGTTACCTGCAGAGATACCTCATTTCCCGTGTATATGAGAGGCTGTCCTTCCTCCATCTCATGCGCGGAGTACTCCGTTTCTTTAAGCTTTAAATAATCCCCTACTTGATAATCTCTGTCGTCAAAGCGAAGCTCAAACCTCTTTGTACCTGACCACGTATCCGCAAAGTACTGCTTATCTGCTTTTAACTCGTGCATTTTCTTTTTCATGACTCCTCCCGTAAAGTTCAATCGCCGTAAGCAGCTCACTCTGCTCTTTGGCTTTGTGCTTCAGTACGTTCACAATGACCTCGTCCACCGTGTCTCTCATAACGAGGTGGTGAATTATAACACCATCCTTCTGGCCAAGCCGGTCAATTCTTGCATTCATCTGCAGGTAGTGTTCAAGGTTCCAGGTCTGTGAGAACCATAGCACATCTGACCCACCGGCCTGAAGGTTAAGACCGATACCACCGCTCTGCGGGTGCATGAGTAGAAGCTTTATCTCCCCCCGGTTCCACCTTCGGATGTTCTCTATCTCTTCCTTGTCACTCGTTGGAGAGTACATCGCGGGTATCCGGTAGCCGAAGACCTTACGCAGCATGTCCACTTCATACTGGAACTGAATGCCGCACAGCAGCGGTTGACCATTGAGGCTTTCTACCAACTCTTTCAAGGCGAGAGCTTTTATCCTGTTAACGTCATGCGTCGTGCCCTGCTCCGTATCATACACGAAGCCCTGAATAAACTGGCGAAGCTTCATGCTCAGTGTACCGGCGCTGAAAATGTCAAGCCCTCCCCCGTCTTCAAGCTCAAGATAAAAGTCTTTCTCCATCCTCTCATACTGCTTCATCTCCTTCTCAGGAAGATCACAGTAGATGGTATTCAGTACCGGGTCTTTCTGCTTGATACAGTCCTTCCCCCGGACACGAACATAGGGGGCAATCTTATTCGCGATGATGTCTTTTACGCCGGACCGCAGAACATACTTCTTACTGGGGTTCCCCTCTGCTGGCGGGAGAAAATACGCGTTCCGGTATCCGGTTATGTTCTTCGCCAGCAGACCGGGCTGCAGGAAGTCCATCTGCCCGAACAGATCAATGTATCCATTCGGTGCGATGGTCCCCGTAAGGTCAACCTTTCGAGGCACGTTACCGAACAGGGCCTTGCAGTACTTACTGGTCTTCGATGTAGCGTTCTTGATCCGTGTGCTCTCATCTGCAACAACCATATCAAAGTACGGGAGCTTGCCCCGCAGCGTCTTATCCTGATACTTATTATATAACCACTTCAAACCTTCATAGTTAATAAAGTACAGATCAGTATCCTGCAAAAGGAGCTGGTCTTTATTTTTACCATGAAGAACAGTGTATGTCATAGCCCGGAACTCAGCCCACTTATCAACCTCGTCTGGCCAAGTTGCCCGGATAACATTCTTCGGCCCCAGCACTAAGGTCTTCTTCACGGAAAACTGGTTGAACATAAGATCGTCCAGCGTGGAGAGCAGGGTGGCTGTCTTCCCCAGACCCATCCAGTACAGGAGAGCAGCACAGGGTGTATCAAGGAGGAACTGGATGTCCTCAGCCTGATATTCCAGGGGGGTAAAACTTTCTTTTTCTGTGCTACTCTCCTGCATTACTCCATCTCCTCAATTTCTGCACGACTTACATACACCGTTTCCTTTGTACCCTTGACGCCCGTACAAAGCTTTCCCTTATTCACACCGGACTTCGCCCTCCGAAAAACCATTCCATGTACCCTCAGCCCCTTAAAACCCATGAGTCTATCCACCCGGTACATGCGGAAATTCGGATCGGTAGAATTAAATTTCTTCATCGCAGCTTTACCCTCAGGGAACTCAAGCCACATATCTACAGTCATATCACCTCTCATCTCTTATCTCCTTTCACTTTTTAAACCTCGGACCAACCCACGGGTCAGCCGTTATCGGCAGGTCCGGGCACCAGTCAGGAACCTTCACAAACTCTTTCAGGAAAACATCTACGGTGTACGCTGCGTTATCCGGTACATGACAGAGAATTTCGTCATGCTGGCGAAGCACTGTTGGGTACCCCATACCATCAAGTCGAATAGCGACGGGCATGATAACATCTCTTGCCAGCCCTTGAACTGCAGACTGCATGAGGGACGCGCCACTGATCCCCCTCTTCTCCCATCTACTTCCTGCCATGGTGTTCACCCACCAGTGAGTGACACACATCTGCATGTCCCCCCATGGCATCTTCCACATCTCCCACTTCGGAAACGGAAAAGATAACAGGCGGCCAGACGGAAGACTCATAAACAAGAAGTTCTGCTGGACGAAGAAGAAGAACTTTGTATTCGTTTCAACAAAAACCTTTGTACCCGGAGCCAGAATTGCGTCCCTCGCAGCAGCACCGAAAGCTTTCCATGTTGCTACAAGCTTCGGATGCGCGGAGCGGAAGGCTTTAACATTCGCTTTCGCCTCATCTTCTGGAAACACGATACCGTAATTCAGGCCCATGTTAATCAGGGTTTTATGCGCGCCCTGAAAACCGCAAGCAAGATCAGCAATCTTCCCTGCCTGTCTTAACGGGTCCCCACTCTTTATGTCTTCATACCTCTTATGAAACATGCCTGCTGCTGCGTAAATGTACGGATCCTTCCCGTCTCTAAACGCCTGAAGGTAATCCTGCTCAAGGCACACCCACGCTCTCATGCGAGATTCGATCTGGTGTAAGTCCGCATCAAAGAATACATGACGGTCTTCAGCTTTCAGCATAGATCGTACCAGAGCCGAAGCCAGCTCAAGTACATTTCCGAATATGCTCTCCACCGTCTCAATGTCTTCTTCGATGACACATTGTACTGCGAACTCCGGATCCTTCACATGAAGTCGAGGCATGTTCTGAGTCTGTACCCCCGCTCCTGCATCTCTACCTGTTGCAGCTTTATGGTACTTGAGGTTCCCCTTTATCGTACCATCATCGCAAACCTGGAGGGCCATGCGTTTGTACTTCGCAATGCTCGCGTAGTTTGCCTGGTCATAGATGTATAGCAGTTCATACCACGGCTCGTTCCTGTTCTTCTTATCAAGGTACTCAGCTATCGTTGCGCCTTGCATGTTCGGTAAGGCCAGCCCGAACTTCTCAAACAAGAAGTCTTTCAACCGGGCCTTCTGCGTTATCTTCGTTACAACGCCTTCGGTCAGATCATACATCCTGGTAATCAGACCACTGACTTTTTCTTCTATCTTATCCTGGATCGCGGTCATCGCGAGGGTATCAACGGGTATCCCCCGCCGGTTAAGGGCGATAGTATTTAACCACAAGTCCCGCTCAAACCCGTCTTCCGTTGCACAGTACACCAGCTGCTCACGTACTGCCTGCTCTGTCCGAACATCCTGCTTGCAGTAATCGTACAGGAGAAGGTAATCATCCATTGCGTCCTGCATGGACCACCGATCATACGGATGCTTTTTCGTAGGCTTCACTGGCTTGCACAACTTGTTGATAAGCTTCTTGCCTATCGGGTCTTTCTGGTACTTCGCATCAAGGGCTGAAGCTATAGCATCCAGGCCCGCAGGAAGGCCAAGGGCAAGACCGTCTGCCTGTGTATCATACCACAAACGAGGATCAACTTTTGGCCAGCCCATCTTCTTGACACAGACTTCCTCCCAAATCTCCATCTCAAATTCAGCATTGAAGGCACAGTACCCTTCTTCCATCCTGTCGAATAGCCGGTGAGGAGGAGGATCAAAGGGATGGAAGATGTCTGGTTCCTCCCCCCTCCCCGCCCACGATAAGCACAAAACTTCTGTACTCGGGTCCCTTGCGTACCGATGGACCCCGCACTTCACAAGGTCCGCTCGGCTGAAGGTTTCAAAGTCCATGGACACCAGGTCTTTTTTACTCATAAGACAGCCATTACCGCAGAGAAGAATGTCGAAGCAAACACACCGATAAGAACTACATCCTGCCACCGAAGTTTTGAATTTGAAAGTTCAACTTTACCTTGAACACTTTTTGGGCTGACCAACGGGCTATCGTCTTGCTGTGATATAAGGCGAAATATCTGTTGGTCTTTACCCTTTATCACCTCTTTCAAGTCATCCCGATCCTTCCTTACGCTATCTGCTATTCCGCGATCCTCTCGAATCAAATCTCTCAATCGCTCATTCTCTTTCTCCCACCGAGCTTTCTCCGCATTCACACGAGCTGTACAGGCCCTTGACATCTTTTCTTCTAACTTCCCACATTCCCCCCGGAGCCGAAGTACCTCGTTATGACTACCTTCCTCCCGGATCATCGCACCTCTCGCTCGATCACGTTCTTCCCGCACCATTGTTTTCAACAGCCGTATTTCCTGCCTCATGCTGTCCATCTGCTGAATGTCCTTCTTTCTCAACTGTCTTTCTCTCTCAATCATCATCCCACCTCCGCGAAACTGTGGCCAGGTTCCCCCGACCACAGTGGTATTTTTTTTACAGATCGTCTACGGTATCAGCTTGACTTGCTGCGCCACCGAAGTATTTTTTGAGTTCTTCATCCGTCAACGGTGCAGCGTCACCGGCTTCAATAGGCTCACCGTCACGAGTCTTCTTGACAACAAGCAGCTCTCTTGAGAGAATCGGGCCACCAACGTAGCCAGTTCTGGATTTGGACATATAGCAGCTGAAGTTAATAAGCACCTCAGCATAGCAGCCGTCATACAACTCAGCAGGGTCAGCCATGTCATTACCTACTTCATCAAGGATGCGAAGATTGGCGGTGGGTTTACGCGCAACAGTCAGAATCCAGCAGCCCTTATGAGACTCATACATCGGCTTCTTTTCTTCCTCCCGTGTCTCATAATACTCGTCACCGTCTTTAAGGATCGGTTTTTGCCCTCCGGTAATCTTGACCAGGGCTGGTGGAACTTTGCCGTTGAACTCATCCTTCGCTGCTTTCATCCGAGCTTTTTCGAACACCGCCAGATTTGCTGTCTTCGGGATACAAAGGGTGATAGTTTTTTCCTTCCCATCCCTGTTGAAATTATCGGTGGGGGTGAAAACGTGAGCGAAACGAACCCGGCCTTCCATACTTCTTACTCTTACATTACTCATTTTTGTTCTCCATGTTACTGGTTATATTTTTACAGCGCGTCAATATCGTCGTCTGCCATTGCTACATTTACATCTACTACCTCTACAGCTTCCCGCCTGTCATCCTCGTACGCCCATGACAGCTTAACTTCTGAGCGAGTGATGAGTTTTTCAAAGTTGGCCTTCTTCTGCGGGGTCAAGTTCGTAAGAAGCTTCTCAATCTGGGGAGGAGACTTGAGCTTGAAAACATTCCGCTCTTTCTCCTTCAAACCTTGAGACTTCAGCCAGCGATCAGCTGCTTCCTCGTCCCCCCACGCTCTGTTACCCATCCGACCGCGAACAGCTTTAAACCCTTGCGGGGCCTGTCCACGGGTGACAAGCTCCATCATCTGTTCTTCACGGGCTTTCGCCCACTGCTTGACCAGTTGTACCCGGTTCATCACTTCTACCCAGTCAGTACTGTCTACCTCTGGGATAGCAGGCAACTTCATCTCATCTACAGCCTGATCTACTTCTGCTTGCAATGCCGGACAAGTGCCGTCCTTCTTACTCTTGCACCACTGACACTGATCCGGACCAGGGTTAAACATCTTGAGTGGGATAACTTCTCCCTGAGAAAATGATCTTTTCAAGCCCTCAATGTCATCAACAGCAGGAAGAAAAACCTCCTCTTCCCATGCCTCCAGCTCTGTTTTTAACAGCGAGAAGGTCATCGGCTTCTCACCGTCTACCGCGGGCTGGATGATAGCGAGGGTGATATTCTCAATCCCCTCCCAACCGCTTCCCGAGTGCCGGGACTCCAAGTACTCACAGCCACCAAGAGCATAAATAAGGAGCTGCGGGTTCATCTTCACTTCAACATACATCGAACCGAACTTGTAATCCGCAATAAGCAGGTGCTTCTCTGCCCGGTTAAAGATGAAGATGTCGATGGTGCCAAAGCAATCTGGAACATCCGGTGCCTTAACCTGCAGCTCAAGGTGGATTTCAACATCATCAATATCACCCATCCATCCTTGAAGATTAATGACCTGGATAATTGCTGCCTTTGCTGCTCTTGCATCATCCGGGTCCAACCCACTGTAGTCAATGTCATCGAAAGCTACGTCAAAGGCATTACGTTCAGCGAAGTCATGCAGCATCGTCCCTCTGTCACTATACTTACTTCTGCTGCCTTTCTTACCGTGATTGAGAACTGCACTTCCTGCACAGTTCAGCCAGGTCTTTGCCCCCGAAGGCGAGTAATAGTCTGAGTGTTCACTCGGCATCTCACACCTCTTTAGTATCAAGGAACTCCACAACAAGTTGAAGCTGCTCTGCACTCATCTCTTTGAGGGAGGGGTAACTCCCTGCAGTCTTCCAAGCTGCAACGTCGGCTACGATCTTTGGATAGCCATTGATTTTCATATTCTTGATCCGGTTTATAACCTCATCGTAGGTGAGTGCAGGGACTTCTTTCTCCGCAGCTGCTTTCTCTGCTGCCGCTTTCTCTGCTGCCGCTTTCTCTGCTGCTGCTTTATCAACCGCAACTTTCTCCGCAGCTGCTTTCTCCGCTGCTGCTTTCGCTTCGTTGTCTGCTTTCTCTGCTGCTGCTTTCTCTGCTGCTGCTTTCTCTGCTTTATCTACCGCTCTCTTCTGTACGTCTTTGAGCGTTTCAACAGGAGTCTGTTCTTCTTCCTTCCCCGTAGCATCTACAGCGATCTTGATCTCCGGCTCCACTGTAGAAACCTTTTGAGCATCCGCTGCAACAATAAGCGCAGCCCACTCTCTCATCTCTTCAATACTGTTAAAAGTTGTCTTGATTTTCATCTTCGCTTCCTCATTAAATTTTGTACTACTTGTTATACTTCTACTTACAGGTCATCTACGTCTACTATTGTAGACTCTTCTTCCCTGTCCAACAGGTCAACCAACTCCAAGTCAGTGACCTCAATAATCTTTGCTGCGCTCTCAAGCCCCGGTTTGCCGGTGCCCTTGCACCAGTTGTAACAGAGCTGGCGGTTGAAGCCATACTCCGTAGCGAAACCTGAAGGGGTGAAATTGTGCTCGGTAATCCATTTACCGAGATTCGTCGGATAATTCTTTTTCATGTTGTACCCTCCTTTCTTGTCTCTATTTATACACCCTCCTTAACAGGCTGTCAAGATAATTTTACACCTGACAGCCTTTTTATTTTTACCCCTCACTTCCATCCTCCTCCGCTTCCAGCCTCTCACGAATATCCTTCTCTCGCTGCTGCTCCGCCTCCTCATAACCCTCCCACCAGCACTTCACGTTATACCGAGATACCTTACCCCCCTCAACAGGTGGCTTTGGCTCGGCACCAAAGCAGAACTCATTACGCCCTCTCCTTATAAAAGCCGATCTCGAATAATTACTATTTTTACTCATTACCTTCCTCCTCATTATCCAGTTCATAATTCTTCAATATCAATCTCCTTTTCAATTTTGTATAGGCATCTATGGTTCAGCCCACCACGTTTTATCACCGGCATGTCGCCGCCCATGACCTCCCACCCCGCAACATCTTTGATAATGTTCGCGTTCTTCGCCAACTCCCAGGTGAAGCCCTGAGAAGTCCGAGGAACAACGAGGTCTGTTACCCTCACGTTCCAATGTATCTCACCTTCTGGCGTCCGCAATGCAATCTCCGTACCAACCACGGAGTCAAGCCAGTCACTGTAAATGTGCATCAGCTCTGTCAGTGCCCCTGTGATGCTGTTTTCACCCTTATCCTCCAAGCTCTGGAACCACCCGCAAATGCCCATGCAAAATTCTGAGTTCTCCATAGTGGCCGAGGCTACCCTGTTACGTCTTGACTTCTGCACGTCCCTCGCTTGCTGTGTATCATAGAAGTAGCTGTCAGCAAGGTTGAACCACGTCCTGCGAGCGTCTATCCCATCAAGGACCGGAGCTTCCTGATACTTCCCGAGAGCTTCACAAAGAAGGTGAAGGATACCGACGAACAGAAAGGGTCGGTCCTTCTCCCACTCACCAAGAAGTTTATTCGGTGAGATACGAAACCCTTTACCGCTTGAGCAGGGAAACTCTGTCTTCCGGGACTCAAGGTCTGGCCGCGTGACAACCGAAGCCAGCGAAGTAGTGACCACCGGGTTCTTTGCATATATCTTCCTGAAGGTGCCCACGTACAGAATCCGGTTCTCCTTTGATACCCCCGTACTCACCTGACAGAACGCGTCCTGTGACACCCTGTTAAGCACGCTCAGGTTATCAAAGAATGTCAGGTACCTCTTACTCACGATATTCACCAGCTTGTCGATTGTAAACCCCGACAACGTAGACCGGCTCGCTCCGGTGTTCACACCCCCGCAAGCTGGATCCACCAAGGAAACGAAAAGATCAGCCGTTGTACTTTTCCCTGAAGACGGTGCGCCGGTGAACTCAATGAACGGACTCGTTCCTCTCCCTGAAAGAACTGCGAAGACCAGACCAAGGAACAACGCTTTATCGTCACCCTCCATATTGAAGAAGTCGAACAGCCTTACCAGCGTCCACGCCTTCAAATTGTCTACCGTTTCAAATCTTTCCTCTATCGCCTCGTCCGTTGGAATGCAGATCGGCTGTGCGCCTTCGACTGTGATCCATTTTACCGGACACTCCTTCTCCGTGGTGTACGTCAACCCGCCAGGGGATACCATGACGCACATGTTCTTCCCATCCGGTTGTCTACCCAGGTTAATCCACGTCCGAGCGTCCTGACTGTAAGGACCTCCGATTGGCGCAACCCTCGTAGCCACCGTACACTGCTTAATATCCAACCCCTCATTCCCACTTGCGGCCAGCGCGTCCAGGCCACAGAGGTACTGAAGACAGGTTTTACCGAACTTGTTTGACACCTGTGCTCCTGATACTTCCATCCCCTTCGCGTAAAATGCTGTAGCCAGCGGTGTATCCAGTGGAAGAATGTTGTACCCGGTGCCGTTCGAAGCCTCCCACCCGCAGAACCTTTGGCCGTACTCGTCTATAATCAGCTCGAACTCTGACAGAACTCTGGCAATGAAAGCGTTATCCCCGTCTACCGGGCCGAGAGGTATCTGCTCCCCGTCCTGATTCGTTACACCCTTCTTCGCTGCCTTCTCGAAGTCTGTTACTGACACGATGCCGCGAAGCCGTTCCTTGAATACGCTCTTCACTTCGGCAAAGGCGCCAGGATGCTGCGCTGCCAGCTTATTGTACGCATCTATTACCGGGCGATCGAAGAGCGCAGGAATACGACCCTTATCAGCTGCAGCGTCAATCGCTACCATCACCTCATCTCTCAAGATGTCAGCATTCTTCGCAAAGTCCTGGCCGCAGGCTGAAGTAATGTACTGCTTTATCCGATCCAGCCCATACGTTTCTTGATCATGTACTCTGTCGGCCCGCGATCCATTCACATACGCCCCATTCTCGTCCATCGCCTCCCACAGCATACTGTGCATCTGATGTGTATATTCACTCAGATTTTTGAGTATCGTTCTTTTACCCACCTCCTGCACGAGTTGAGCCGCAGCCCGGAAAGCGACAGCATTTATCCCCCGGCCATTGGCAGCACAGAGCTTCAGGGACTCCATCCAGTTATCCCCTATCTCTTCCTGCTCTGGATCATCAAGGGATAATCCTGTCTCGTTCATATCTCTGTGGATAGCGTCCATCACAACTGAAGCAGGGAGAACGTCTTCCGCTTCCCACATTGTTACCCGCTGCTCCTCAGTCATCGGGTCACTGAAGTCTTTGCAGACACGTCTGGCGATGTAGTCCGGCTGCACCGATTTATACATCGAAGCGTCAAACAGCACGCCCTTACCTAACTTATTTGTGGCGGTGCACCAGTGACGAAGAATGGATAAATGAATTTCTTCATCCATAAAAAAGTACAGGTGGCAACGCAGACTTTCTACATCCCATTGAGACGAGGTGAACATACAGATATACGAGTACTTCGGTAAAAACCCGTAGCCCTTCTGCTCTAACAGCTGGTTCACTATACGATGAACACCTGGGGTATCCGCTATATCAATGCGCTCTCCTGCCGGAACCTTCCACCCGTCAATGTCAAGGACCAGCAGCTGTGTACCTTCCTCGGGGAAGTTCCCCTTTTTTCTTTCACAGTTCTGCTTTGCACCCTCAATCGGCGCTCCGAAAATACGGACATACCCTTCTGCATGTTGCGCTAATGCTTCTTTAACCTCGACCAGGCTGTTGACTTCTGCTACCTCCCAGTTAAAGTTAGTCCCCAGTCTATAGTCCCCCACATTTACCGGGCTGCCATTAAGATCATCCGCAGCTCTGAAGACTTTTGCCACTCCTGCTTGATCCCATGTCGGGCGAAGAAAGGTCATCAACATTTTCTGCCCTCCCGTACTTCAGCCCAGTAGCGAGACTTACAACGCGGACACTGGACGGGAAGCCGACTTGAGCGAGGCATCCACTCGTAGCCGCAACGCTGGCATGTCAATTTTTGTACCGTCTCTGGCTTTTCTTTTTTATCTTTCATAACTGCTCCTTTTCTGTCGGTGAACCAAAGACGATACAACTATTGATTAAGATAGTCAAGATTCCGCTGTAACATACTGCTTTTGCTTCTTGTAAATTGACAACTCAGAACAGCAGAACCAGCATGTAACTTCCTTCTTCATCTCCCACCCTGGCTCACTGCATCCCCAACAATTTTCTGTCACCTTCACCCCGTCCTCCCGGTGATCGTACACACCGACAGGGTGATTACACCTGGGGGCAGTTAACCCACTCATTGACAACGCTCATATCACCCTCCGCTTATTCTTCAAGTGCCACGTTTTACCAAGACCTTCGAGGCAGCCAGCTGTATAGCCGCTGGACGGCGGCCCGATGTGCTCCTTAGCAACTATGGCCTGATACCGTAAACTTGCCTCTGGCCCCTCTTCAAGCCTTCTCTCTGCGATGTTGTACGCCTTGTGACAGCTCCATTTCTTGCATGTTACCCGCTGCCCGTTCTCCAGAAGGCAGGGCAACACCAGGAACTCCTCCCCACAGCGACACCGAACTTTAACCACACTGACTCGTCTTCGCTGACTTGGTATTTTCTTCCACAAGTTTTTCTGGATCAGTGTAAGATAGCCGTACTCCTTTCCGAGAACCAGTCGCTCCATGGCCCCGCTTCTGTTGTTACCCATATCACTTTCTCCCCCGGTTCTTATTCTTCTGGCCAATCAACAGCCGGGCATAAAGCCACTCCCCCTCTGTCACCAGATAGTCCCCCCACAGAGTACTCAACCTCCGCGCCTTCCTTCTTCGGGTCTTTCCAGCAAAGCAAGTCCACGTCATCCTCCATAACGAGTCTGCGAACACACTCTGCGCGGGTCATTTTCTCCCCGTGTATGACGACATATTCTTCAAGGTTGTTATCCTGCATATCCTGAGTCCTCCTTTCTACTGTTAAAAGTCCATGAAATCCAAGGAACCACCGAGCCAGCACACAATGAAGAAGATAAAAAGCACCACCAGTAGAACGATCCCGCAGCTCATCAGTTCTTCCAGGCTGAAAAGCCAGCCGAAGAAGAACATTGCAAGGCCCCCAGTTAGAAGCTTTCTTCCCTCTTTGTCTCCATTTTTACCACTCCCCATCTCTTACCCTCCTTCTTCGCATTGATCCGCGCTATCATCTCGTTCCACTCAAGCTGAATGTCCTCCCCGCCCAGTTTGAGTCCTTTCTTACCTGGGCCTTGCAGTGTCAGATTATCGAAAGCATTATTGTACCCGTTCCCCTTCTCCCGGAAGTCTTTATGATACACCCTGCCTTCTGGCCAATCCCCTGTAACATAGAGCCAGGCCAGCTGGCCAGCGGGATACCGGACCCGGTTTATGCTGATTTCCCATTGCTTCCCATTCTTATGGCCGACATACCCCGCTCTGCGTCTCTGTGTCATGGCGCAAGGTCTCCAGGTGAAGTGCCCCGTCTCTCGGTCGTAGTCCATTAGAGCGCGAAGTCCTTTAGCCGTGAGTATTGTAAGTTGTCTTGACATTACTTTACCCCCGTATCATAAACAGCATTACCTGGTTCAAAGGCTGGACTCATACCTTCCGCCGCCAGCCAGAAAGCCATTGTATAGAAGGTAAATACTAACACCAGGGATACCACCCACGCAAGTGCTTTTCTCAGTAACTGTTTCCTTGCGACATGCCTGGACATTTTCAAACCTCGCTCTGTTATCAAAAAGTTCTGTGCTCTTTTAAGCCTTCCGGCTGCGCTCGCTTTCATTTCTCAGTCCTCCGCTATATGACATCATGCCACTTTGCGCCGACCAGGTTATATTTAGTACTCAGAACATGGCGCTGCTCTTCCACGTTATCACCTTCCGCTACCTGCATCAGCTCGCCAGTGAAGCCCCCACTAAACCGCTTTATGGCTTCCTGCTTCGCCCCTGTAACTGTGCGTGCTGCTGTCAGCTCCCAGAATCCCTGGCCACTTTGAATGTAATACTTGCTCATTCTGCCCCCCACCCCGGTGAAAATTATACGGTAATACTCACCATATAGACTTTTGAGAAAATCGTCATCTGCGCAGAACACGGCCCTGTCATATGCGTCCTTCAGACTCGGGCTAATGCATTGCAGCCCTTTTCTTGTGAACAAAGTGTAATCCATCTTCGGGCTATCACTGTATTCAATCTGAAACTCATACACCTTGTCTCCCTCCTTCTTCTTCTCATCCACCGCCCCGCCAAAGTCTATCCCCTGGCTGGCCCATGCAACACTCGCCCGCTGCGAAATGTAAACCGACTTACCCTCCCGCTGGTACTTCTGCAAGCTTTCATTCAGTGCCCTGCCGAAGTCTATCCACTTTGGATAATCCGAGCTGTTAAACTCCTCCAGTGTCATGACAACACCGTTTCGTGCTTCTCTCGTGTTGATATACCGTTTCATTCTGTCACCTCCGCTTAATTTTAGAATATCTTTCTACTGCGCCTCTTAACCCAATCTCACAGAGTACCAACTTGGGGAGGCTGGTACTCTGTAGGCCAGGATTAAAAGTCTTGAATGATAACGCCGCCGCCTTCCAACTCAATAACTAAGGTGTTCTCATAAAGGTATTCAAGTGCCTGCTCTTCCTTCTCAGTCTCGAAGTCCCCGCCGTCGTCTTCGCCTTCGTCGAGATCAAGTTCCGAATCGTCGAACTCAAAGTTACAACTCTCAGCTGCTTCAAAAGCATTTTTATACTCGATGTAATCGCAGCACAGAGCGACCACGTCCAGTTCCATTTCTTCCCCTCTGTTATCTTCATAACCTTCCAGGTAATCGAACAAGGCCCCAAGCCCGTCATAACTGAAATTGTCATTCCTGCCGTATTTGATAAATGCGTCTCTGAAGTCATTTACTGATATAGTTTGTTTCATGGCTTTTTCTCCTTCTTTGTGTTGTTTGTGTTTAGGCTTTCTCTTTTTTCGCTTGAAGTCTTTCTGCTTCACTCATTATAAAGGGCATTATAATTCCGTCAATTCCCACTGACTCAAGGCACACCTCTACCGGGTCTGTTCTTCCAGTGAGCTTCAGCCGTACGCTCTCCGCCCCTGCTTTCTTCATTACCTTAACCAGGACTTCCAACTCTTCCACACCGACAACTGTTTGTGCAACAGCTTCGCCCGCTAATGACTTAAAAATATGCTCGACATCAGGGTACTTTTTACTCCCGTCTTTCTCAAAATCTACAATGTCTTGAGACTTCCCATGGTTGACTGATAATCGGATATTCCACGAAGAAAAATACACTTCAATCTCTTCCCCTTTTTTGGCGTTCTTCTCTGCCTTCGCAACTAATACGGCTGGAAGGAACACCTCCGGCCCGTCTTTCTCCAGGTCCTGACTCTCTCCCATTTCAGAACGGTACAGGCTGTGGCCGTTTGAGGCATAAACCTTTTTGCTCACTGTGTCGGCCCTCAAACTTGAAAGGCTGTAGAACCCGTCGTCGTCTTTCTCTTTCTTCACTGCAAAGATTGTAGCCAGGTTACTTTGTGTAAGTTTGAACATTTTTACTTCTCCTTCTGTGTGTTGTTTGTATTACTTGTTGTACTACGTTCTGTTTCTTTATGTCTTCTAATGTACACACAAGGTAACCGGCTGTCAATACCTTTTTTGCTGTGTGTACACTTTTTATTACTTTGTTACTTTGTTACTTTGTTACTTTGTTACTTTGTTACTTTGTTACTCTATACCAAGCATAATCTTGTCAAATGCTAACTCCATAGACCTGCGTAGACAGTTCCCCATCTTCAGATATTCAAGTGTTACCGCTTTCCCCTCTTCTCCCTTGTCAGCTGGCAGTTCGTCAAATAACATTCTCTTAATGTGCGCCGACTTCCAGGGGATAGACATTATCTCTTCGGGCGTCGGGTTCTCTTTGTAGATATTAAACCCGTTAAGCCCTTCCAGGTCGTCTTGTGCGGTTTTCGGACTGGTAGAGGTTTGAACAGTTCGAGTGGCCTGGATTGACTGAACAGTGACCGGCTCGCCGTACAGCTCTTCAAGGTCCGCCCCGTTGGCTTTTTCTTCAAGCAGGGCATGACAATGTTTTGTTACCGTGTGCCTGTGCATGTTGAGGGCTTCAGCCCCCTCCGTGATTGTCCCGTTCGGGTTTACCCGGCTGTAATATTTATACACCTTCGCTCTGTTCTCCTGCGCGGCCTTCTTTCCAGTTGCACCTTTTCCCATACAAACTTTAAATTCTGCCATTTTCGCTTTTTCTCCTCTGTGTTGTTATGCGGACTTTATGCCCTCATTTCAGGATAACACTACATTCAAATGGTGTATTAGTCAAGGACTTTCTTTTTACTCGTTGTACTTTGTTTCTACTGCATGGTGTTACGTGGCATTTCATAAGGTTGCGGATATTGTCTCGGGGGACTTAATGCGAGTATATACAAACTAATCCCGAATGTTCGAGAGGGTATATACAAACTAATCCCGAATGTTCGAGAGGGTATAGCGGCCACTGTGTACAGCTGTAAAATAATTGAAGGCCTATGTTCTGCAAATAGTCTAACGGCGTGTTGCTGGTCGTTAGCCATTGTTTAATTGAGTGTTTAACATTCGTAGACCGTTACTTGACGTTTCGACATGATATACTGATAAAGTTAGGGCGGGCTAATAGAACTGTCTACAGCTTCATTGGCCCGCTGGCTGTCAACCGTTGGGGACTGTTTGTTTACTTCGTTAGTACAAATGGTCTTCATTCCTACAAAATCGAGCAGGAACGTGCCTGAACGAATTGTGGGACTAACTTCTCTTTGGAAAGAAGAATATAGCATTTAGTCTTACCTAACTTTTTTAATTACTTGTTGTTCTCTCTCTGGAGTTAAAGTAGGTACCACAATTCGTTCAGGCACGTTCCTGGTCGAACACGTTCTATACAAATTGTCTACGTTGTAAAAGTGGACAAACGGGCCACGCCCTTTTTACCTGAAGCCGGAAGACGCGCCAATTTCGAGAGCTGAAAGCCGGGTAGCCGTGTTGCCGTGTTGTGCGAAGGCGGGAAGGGCGGTTGCGCTGGCGTGGCGGGGTCGTGGTTGGCGTTTTAGGTGGGAGTTGGTGTAGTTGGTCGCGTAAAGGGCGTAAACCGCGTGAGCAGGGCAAAGAATCGCCCCTAATCGGTTTTACGCGAAAAGGGGCTATTGGCGGGCTATTTGTCCTCTTTACGCCGTTTGTGCTGTTCTTTGGACAAGTTGGAGATGATCTTGTTGCGGTGTTCCACTTCCAGCTTGATTGCGGCAATCCGCTTTTCTATACGGTCTAACTCCTTATACAGCTGTTCGGACTTGTTCACGGGTTCACCTCCACAGTTTGAGCTGTGTCAATAATTACACGCTGAAATGGTTCAAGCAGGCTTTCAACGTCTTTACGCGCTATCCGTTCCGCGCCCCCGAAGCTTGAGGCGCGGACGTGTAGGATATTCGTGTAATCATACACGCCAAAAGAGTAAACGACTGCTACGAAGGTGTAAGTTGTTTGTTTAGATTCATTCCTGCTGTAGTCTCCTTGTTTAATAAAAAAAATAGCAGTGTACAATTGTACACTGCTAACATGTTACATTCTATCGCTGTAAACGAGCTCAAGGTCCCGCTCGCCGTCGTAGTACATTTCAAGCTGTTCAGCTAATGCTTGAAGGTTCTCATCAAGCGAGAAGCAGTCGTCAATGTCCATGTACCCGGACTGAAGTAACCCGATATTGCAAGAGCTACCGAAGACAAGTTTGTCTTCCGTCTGTACAATTTCAAAGACGCCTGCGTCTTCGTGGTCCTCAAGTTCGAGTATGCCGATATACTTTGCATTGTCAATATCTACTACTTTCCATTCTTTCATGCTGTTCTCCACGTTGAGTTTTAACTGCTGTATGCTGCGTTAATGTCTGTCAATATACACACCAGATACAGGATTGCAAGTATTATTTTGTACACAGTCAAAATATAGCCGGGCACCTGGCGCCGGGGCGTAGGGATTGAAGTCTTCAACAATTCAACAGATTGTCCCGTGCTGGCGCATGTATATATTATAGGACGGGAGCGGACAAGGCACGCACTGTACAGCATATAAGACAAAGGAATAAATATTAGATAAAAGACAAGTCGAGGAGGGGGTGGGGGAAAATCGGGGCGGAAGAATCGTGGGAAGACACCATCAGCCAAATTTTTGCTATTTTTCACTCCGTCTTATTTTATATACAATATTTCAAATTTTTGCTAAAACCCAGCCTGTCTTCTTTTCTATACTCTGTCCCAATTTTTATTTTTCCCATTTTGAGAGCATGTATTGCTTTATATACACTGACCGATTAGACGCAGGGTTATCACTTCGCCGTCCAATTTTTATTTTTCCTATTCTGAGAGTCTGTATTGCTTTATATACAGGGCATTATTATGTTGACAAAAACCCTCGCATGAGCTACGTTGAAATTTTAGATATGCTAAGTTGCGACAGTTGATTGTACTTTTACCGGGGGAACGAAGATGAGTGAAGAATTTAAAGTGGGCGAGCGCTTTGTGTTCTGCTTTACAGAGAACAACGTCGAGCACATTCGAGAGGGTGAGGTAACAGGTGTCCTGCCCAACCTGGGGTAAGAAGTTCTTTGCAGTGAAGCCGGGTAACGTAGTTCAGCGGTGGGAGGAGTAATATGGCTATTTATCATTATTGCATGAAGAAGAGAGAAGAGAGTGGAAGGACGACGATGCTCACAGGGATATGGACTCTGGATAAGCCGATAACAGATATGAATAGTTATCGGGCTTGTCAGGAAGATATATTGAGGAGGGACTATGCAGGGGAGAGAGAGCTTTGGGCGGTTGAGTCTCTATCTCGTATAGATAGACCGGGGGATGAAGAGTGATGGAGAAATTTAAAATGGTAGTTGAAGATTTCATCCCTGTCGATGAGCAGGTGGCGCGTATTGGGGAGGACGAGTGGTCGGTTGCTCGGCTTATTAAATTGACAGAGGATTTCGAGATTTTTGAGATTTCTATGAAGTTTCTGGATGTAGGGTACATGCTCCCGGAGATGGATTTACGAGGGGTGGTAACGCACATGAAAGCCGTTGAAGCTGCGGACTTGACATTCCCTATTATTCTGGACGAGAATGGAACGCTGATGGATGGAAGACATCGTATAATGAAGGCGCTGCTGTACGGCGCGGAGACAATTAAGGCTGTACGGTTCAGCAAGAACCCAAGGCCTTGCAGGAAGGTGTGATGGAAGGACATATAAACACTGTGCCGGCCATTCGCCTGCCGAAGACATTTACGCCGACAGCGGTGATGGCGAACCCGGAGTCTCTGCTGAACAAGGTGGAAGTTTACTTCAACGAGCGCAGGGGTGCGGCACCGGACGGTTCCGACATACCCCCCACACCACCGGGCCTGGCTATGGCCATGGGGCTGAGGGGCTTTGACGCGTTGCTTCGTATCCTGCAGGAGGAGGAGAATAACCCCGGTACCTATCCTGAAGCCTCCATGGACGTGCTTGTGAAGGCCAGAAGCTACATTGAGGAGTATTACATTGAGAACGGGCTGAGAGAGAAGTTGCCTCACGCATTCATTAAGTTCCTCATGTCAGCATTCTTCGGCAGGAACGAGAAGACCATCACCGAGAGTCAAGGGAACGCGCAGACACAGATCAGTATTCTGGGGGTATCACCTGATGCACCCATGCCGATCTTCGATGTACCCGAAGACCTTCCCGAGATTGAAGCCACGAATGCCCCTTGTCAGGAAGATGATGTCTACGATGTGCCAGAATTTCGTATAACAAATCCAGATGACGATGATGTGGAGAACTTATAGTTGACTTATCCACTGTGAGATGGTATTCTTTTTCTCACGGATTGGAACCCGTAAGGTATTCAGATTTTTAAAGCTCAAGCAGAAAAGTGTTGGCGGTGATACCCCGCGTTCCAACTTCACTTCGCTGGTTGAGCTTTTTTTTATTGGAGACAGAGGTGAAACTTACGCAGGCAAGACTGAAAGAGCTGCTCGACTATGACCCGGAGACAGGTGTATTCACCAACCGGGTGACTCGTGGGGGGATAGAAGCGGGGAAGGTTGTAGGGTGCGACAATGGCGCGGGGTACCTTCAAATGCGGGTTGATAAGAGGCTGTATAAGGCGCACAGGCTTGTATTTTTATATGTGGAAGGATATCTGCCGGAGAATCAGGTAGACCATTTGAATGGTACCCGATGGGACAATCGATGGGTTAATCTCCGACATGTTAGCAGGGCGTGTAATCTGCAGAATCAGAAGGTATATCGGAATAACACTTCTGGGTTTCCAGGGGTGTACTGGCGGGGGGAGCGCGGTAGATGGGTTGCAAAAGTTACTGTGGGAAGGAAGAATATCCTGCTTGGGGCGTATAAAAGTAAACTCGATGCGGCTCTTGCGCGCTTGGCATTTGAGGTCAACAGTCCAAAGTGGACGTGTAATTTCAGGGGGGAACTTGTGAAAGCAATAAAGGTCTACTGGCCCGAGTTTGATATGAGGTCTACGCTTTGATAAGCTTACCTTATGGCATGCAGCTTCGAGAGTACCAGCTTCCCCTCTGGAAAGCGACGGTCATAGACCAGAAAAAGCGAGCGTTTGTTGTCTGGCCGAGGCGTAACGGGAAAGACCTTATAGCTCTCAACATCCTTATTGCCAGAGCTATGCAGAGGAAGGCGAACTATCTTTATCTGGCTCCTTTCCAGTCTCAGGTGAGGAAGATTATCTGGGAAGGAATGGACCGGGAGGGGAGGGCTTTTCTTGATTACATTCCTCCTGAGTTAATCGCGGACAAAAAGAACACCACTATGCAGATTAAGCTGGTGAATGGCTCGCTTATTAATTTTGGCGGCTCTGACAACGTGGACAGCTTGATGGGCGGTGGTCCGGCGGGCATTGTTCTTTCAGATTATTCGCTTCATAAAGATCACGTATGGGACTACCTCCGACCTATTCTTGCGGAGAATGGCGGGTGGAGTATGGCCAACGGTACGCCTCGGGGGATGAACTTCTTCTACACTCAGGCGATGCAGTCGAAGAAGTTGTTCGAGTCGGGGGATAAGAATTGGTTCTACGCTCATCTTACGAGAGACGATACCGGGTTCCCAAGTCTTGAAGCAATTCAAGCGGACAGGGAATCTGGGATGCCCGAGTCTCTTATTTCTCAGGAGTATTATACCTCGTTCATGGCCTCGTCCGAGGACGTGCTTATTCCACTGGACATTATAAAGCCCTGTGTCAATTTGGAACTTACAGTAAACGACGTAATGTCAGAGCCGAAGATTATTGGTGTTGACCCGGCGTTTTCTGCGAAGGGGGACCAGGCGGTCATTGTGAAGCGGCAGGGGAGGAAGCTTCATCCACTGCAGTATTTTCGTGGTGTTGATCCTCTTGCTCTCGCGGATAAGGTGTCTTTGGAGATACAGACTTTCAGGCCTGACGCGGTTATGGTTGATGCAGGGCGTGGAGAGGGTGTTATAGCAGCTTTGGACAGACTCGGGTATGGTGACATCGTTATCCCGGTTAATTTCCAGGGAACGCGTAATGTGGACAGTGAGATGTACTTGAACATGCGGGCGAAGATATGGTGCCGGATGCGGGACTGGTTCGCTGATGGGGTACTCAAGGGTGCGCCGCCTTCTATTCCGAACGATCAGGACCTGATTACCGGATTGTCTACACCTACCATGTTCTTGAATGACAAGAATCAGATGCAGTTGGAGAGTAAGCAGCACATTAGAACTCGTGGGGCTTATTTAATGGACGGGCCGGATGCCGTTGCTGTGACATTTGCTGAAGAGGTAGAGGCGAACTTTAGCGGTCGGGAACCGTATGCTGCACAGTCTGCAGACAGAAGTTATGATCCCCTGCGGTTCCTTTACCAGGATGTTAGAAGCTTATAGGAGAGAAGGCGATGAAGATAGATACAGATGAGATTACAAAGAACGAGGATCATGTTGGGGAGAAGGTGTGGATATGTCATTATCTTCAGCCTGATATTGATAAAAAACCTTTGCGAAGTGTTCCTCCTACACGTGTTATTATACGGAGTAATGACGAGTTGCCGTGTAATAAGACAGTATATTACTCCGCAGTACACTTCTCCCCTCTGGGGGCGAAGGGGCAGGCGTTGGCGCGGGTTATATCCCCTGTAGATAACACGGGCTTTCGGTCACGTAGCGGGAATAGCTTGTGTGTTTACACAACGGAGGCAGAATGTGTTGCGTCTTGGAATGCACAGCTGAGTGAGGTAATGGCGAGGTTAAAGGAGAAGGAGCAGTCTGCAGCGAAAGAGTGGAGGGAGAAAAGGTTTGTGTTAAGGGACATGAGAAAGTGCGCTATAAGATTATAGGAGAGAAGATGGATTATAAGTATCGGCTGTTTCCCATGAACGAACCGGATCTGTATGATCGGGTGCTTCGGTATTGGGAGGACATTCTTGATGACGCGGATCAGCAGCGGATTTATTCTATTGCTCACCCGACGATGGAAGACATTGGCCGGATGCTGTCGAACAGGGGGACCTACTGCTTCGCTGTTTTGGATGTAGACTCGTTGAGAGTAGCGGGGGACGTATGCCTGACCGAAGTCACCCGCGTTTCTGCTAATGTCCACTTCGGTATTCACCCGAGTTATCGGGGGCGGCAGGCGGTGTATGCCATATCTTCTGCTGCTCACCAGCTGTTCAATACCCCCATCACACAAACGGGGAAACCACTTCTCAGTTTCATCGGCCACACGCCAGTAACGAACACATTAGCTATTAAATTCGCTCACCTTGTTGGTTTTAAAGACATTGGGGTATTGACAAAAAGCCTTTTTATAAGTAAAAGTAGTATAACAGTAGATGGTTTGATAACACAAATCCGACAGGAAGACGTTAATATGAAATTCGTACCGGAGAGAAAACAATGAGTGGGGTGGCAGACGTAGTAACCTGGTCGCCGTGGGAGTCGCTGACGGGGAGTTCCCCTGGTGGGAGCAGCAGTCCTTTCAGCTCTGACAGGACCGGTGGCAGTGTAGGCAATACCCTTGCGAACGCGCTAAATTCTGAAAGCAGCTCTTCATCCAGCGGCAGTGACTTCTCTTTCGAGACACCTGATTTTTCAGACCTTATACCGGATGTGGACTATGATGCGTTGCTTGCGGAGCAGCAGGCGGAAGAAGAGCGCACGTCAGCGCTTGCACAGATCGACGCATTGTACACGTCGAAGTTTGATGCTGCGAATACCGCGACTGACTTGATAAATGCTGAGATTAATGACGAGATGTCCCATGCTGCGGTAGCCGGTCTGGATTACAATATGACAGACGCGACAAAGCAGAAGCGGATAAACAATGAGTTTGCAAGTTACTGGACGGATTCACAGGAAAGCAGCCTGGCCAGCCTTGTTGAGAAGTATGGAGATAATGGGTACACCTGGGATCTCCCGATTGAGCGAGGGGATTCTACACGGGCTACATCCTCAAAGGACAAGACTGAGGAGACGTCAGCTGGCGGGTCTGTTAAGAAAACGAAACTCGCGGCTGCCACAAAGACCGATGACGACCCGTTTGGGTTAGGAAATTCTACGATATTGGGGGCATGACATGAGCGGAATGGACCTTGGACTTGGTGATTTGTTTGGAACATCGTCTTCCTCTGCTTCGTCTGTGCCGCAGAGTACTGTTGAGTACCCCGCTTTCGATACGTCTGCGATCTCAGAAGCCATGGCGGGGATAACAACGATGATGGCTCAAGCGTACAACAATGCGTCAGCATACGCTCTTCTCGCGTCAGCACCGAAGGCTACAGCAAGTACCTCATCGAACTGGCAGAGTCAGTCTACTGATCTTGCAGAGCGGATTGCAGCGGCGTACAACTCTGCAGAGGAATCCCCTAAAGGGCGGTCAAGCACCGTGCTTACCTCCCCGCTTACGGATGATGAAGTGAACCTTTCAAGTTCCGTGCTGAGTGGAGACTGATGGCTAAGAAATCACAAGAAGAGTGGGAAGGCAAAGACTATCTGGCTGAGTATCAGGAGATGCTGAATGACCGTAGTGACATGGATACTGTGGCGCAGGATGTGTCTGACTACATACTCCCCGGCAGAGGTGTCTTCAATTCCACTTCCCGTCCGGCTCCTCGTCGATACACGAACAGCAAAGTAGTAAATCCTGAAGCAAAAGAAGCATTGAAAGTAATGGTTTCAGGGCTTTACGGTTGGCTCACTCCTCCGACTAAACAGTGGTTTTCACAGGACTTTGAGGACAAGACACTTAATTCTTACCCGATCCTGAAGAAGTGGATGTACAGCGCCCAGAAGAAGCTTATGTATCAGCTTTCGAACTCGAATTTCTATCAAGCTCGGTCTGCGGCGTACATTGAGTTGAGTGGTTTCGGTAATGGCTGCACGTATATCGGTGAAGATGGGGATCCGTTCCGCTTTGAAACACTGACATGGGGGGAGTATGTCTTCTCTGCTGGCAGTGACGGAGTGGTTAATCGGCTGTATCGTCCGGTGTTCCGTACTGGTCAGATGCTTATCGACGATTACGAAGATAAGCTGCCGGAAGAGATGCAGCGGAAGAATGCGGATCCGGCTTTCCTGCATGACTATTTTACCTGTCTTGAATGCACGGTTCCCCTTAAGCACGGGAACGGGATGCCATTCACGAAGTTTGTGTTTCTTCTGAATGGAACAGGTAAGACAGGAACACCGTCGGGTGACGCAGGGCCGATTGAGCTTGAGCGTTCTGGTTATCACGAATTTCCGTATGTTGTTTCACGGGGAGAGGTTGTTGGCTCAGATACTTACGGCATTGGTTCTGGCGCGGACGCGGTAGCAGATGTCATGAGGCTGCAGCAGATGGAGAAGTCAGCGTCTATGGCAGTGCATAAAGACGTTCTCCCCCCACTCTTCGTTCCCGCGCATCTCAGGGGGAAGGTAGACAGCCTGCCGGGGGGTATCACATACTCCCGGAATACCATGAATGAGAAGGCTACGACATTATATGATAAGCCTTTTAACTACGCGGGGGTTATGGGTTTCGTGGACCGGGTGGAGCAGAGGATTAAACGAACTTTTTATAATGACATTTTCCTGTCCGCTTCTCGGGACCCGAACGCTTCGCCGTTGAAAGCCGCGCAGGTGAACAAGCTGGACCAGGAAGGGATGCTGCGAGTTGGTCCGATGATTGGAAGTATTTTTCATGAAGACCTGAAGCCCCTTCTTATTCGTTGCTTTAACATCATGCTTCGGAAGAACTTGTTCGATCCGCTTCCTCCTGAGCTTCTGAAGATCGTAAAGAAGCAGAGTTACGATATTAAGCTTACCTCCGTTCTTGCACAGCTGCAGAAGCAGGTTGGTGCTCAACCGCTTATCACCTTTCTTCAGCATACGCAGGCTGTTGCGGCGATTAAGCCAGAAGCCTTTGATCGGGTAGACGTTGACGCTTCGATCGAAGAGTTGCACGATATGGACGGCGCACCAGCGACAGTGCTGGTAGGGCTTGAGCAGGCGCAGGCTGCACGTAAGCAGAGAGCAGAGCGGGCAGCGCAGGCGCAGAAGGACCAGAAGGCTATGGCCGTTCAGCAGATGCAGAATCAAACAAACGAGTCTCAGGCTACTGTAGCCAGCGACATGAGTGATGCTGGTGTCAACATGCAAGAAGCGTTAGGCGGTGAGGAGGTGTACTGATGTCCGAATTTGACATAACAGAACGGCAGGATCAGCTTGAAGAAGAGTTGGTGGAGAACGAGAAGAAAGCGGAGCAGGCTTATACTCGTGTTCTTGCGGACCTTTCTTCCTCGTTAAAGACTGAGACGGGCAGGAATGTTATCTGGTGGGTTCTCAGCCTGTGCCGAGTGTATGCTGATGATTTTTCTGAGAGTGAGAAACAGATGTACACTGCGTTAGGTGCGCGGTCTATTGGGATTCAGATTATTGAGATGCTGAACCATGTTGACCCTGCAGCCTACGCGGAACTTCAATTACAAAAAATAAAAGAAGGGAATAAAGATGCCTGATACACCCGTAGCGCCAGCCGCGCCAGAAGCAGCCCCTGCTGTAGAAACTCCTGTAACCCCTGTTCCTGAATCTGTTCTTGACGGAGGTACAAGTACCCCTCCTGCAAGTCAGACACCGGGTACACCTGCTGCAGAAGAGACGCCAGCTGCTCCTGAATCCTGGCTGCCAGAAGACCTTCGCAGTAATGAACGGCTTAAAGGATATAAGTCGCCTGAAGATCTTGCCCGTGACTATGCTAAAGCGGAGCTGGCACAGCCGGTGCCCGAGAAGTACGAGTTGCCGGAGGGTGTCCCTGATGCGTTTGGAGAGTGGGCAAAGAAGAAAAAGCTCTCTCAAGACCAGCTGTCCTCTGTCCTCAAGCTCAGTGCTGATTCTACTCGGATGCGAGCGGAGAAGGTAGCGAAGGAGTATGATGCAGGCCGGACGGAGCTGTTCAACGAATGGGGGGAGAATAAAGCGGCGTACCTTTCAGACGCGGAGGCTGTCTTTAGCGCTATTCCTTCAGGCGGGAAGATTGCAAAACTTCTGAAGGAATCAGGGGAGGGCAAAAACCCGGCAGTGATTAGCTTTATGTATGAGGTTTCAAAGGCGTTTAAAGAGGGGGGTTTCCTTACAAAAGGGAAGGGAGCACCAGTTAAAAAGGATGTCTTAAAAGAAAGGTATCCGACAATGTACAAAGATGGAGATAAATAATGGCTTACGATCCCGCAACAGAGGCCGAATGGCCGACGCTGTACAACCTTTCAAAGATGAGAGACCCCGATGGGTCCCTCGCGACTGTTGCTGCGGTGTACTCACAATGTGATGACGCTGTTGGTGACATGCCGTTCAAAGAAGCGAGCGGTAAAAACTTTCACAGAATTACCGTTGAAGATAGTATGCCTGAGGGTACATGGCGTATGTACAATCAAGGTATTCGTCCTAAGACCTCTGGCACCTTGCAGGTCGATGAGGCGATGGCCACACTTGAGAACCGGGCTGAAGTTGATGAGCTTATTGCTCGTGACTCTGGTGACATTCCCAAATTCCGCAAGCAGAAGGGCGACGCGATTGTTCGTGGCCTCGGTAAGCAGGTTGCTGATGCGCTGTTCTATAGTGATACCAAAGATTATCCGGCTCAGTTTGCTGGAATTGCTCCCCGCTATGACGCGCTCGGGAAGAAGACTGACACATTCGGTTCTTTTAACCCCATGGATCAGGTATTCGATCAAGGCGGGACGACTTCTGGTGCCCTGACCTCCATTTACCTTATCGGCTGGGGCCTTGACAAGGTGTACGGTATTACCCCTCAAGGTTCGAAAGAGGGTATTGAGCAGAAAGACCTTGGTGTTATTGACCTTCACGATGCTGAAGGCCGGGTTTTTCAAGGATACGCCGAGCAGTTCCGCATCTCTGTGGGTCTGTGTGTTGAAGACTATCGGTACATCAACCGTCTGGCGAACATTTCGGTGTCTGCTACTGTTCAGGATTCTGAGCTTACAAAGCTTATGAATAACCTGATTGACATGAGCGCGTCTATTCCGGACCTGAAGGCCTGCCGCCCGACGTATTACATGAATCGGTCTACTAAAGCTTTCCTCACGAAGCTGGCGTACACCAAATCGAATGCGGCGCTTACCATTGGAGATATTTATGGTGAGAAGAATGTCACCATGCTGAATGGTATTCCGATTCACATGAGCGACAGCATCAAACTGACTGAAGCGAAAATTTCCTAAGGAGGGATAAATGCAAATTGATGCAAGAACGACCTTCGCAAGTGACCTGGCATATAACGGCACAGCGGAGATTCTGGACCTCGGGTCTGAGATTCGAGGCAAGGGGGGGCCGATTAAGTGCTTTATTTCCGGGCACGATTTGGTTGCGGCTACGGGGTTTATCGTTAAGGACGGTACGGTTGCTGACACAGCGGCTACTACCCGACAGACAAATGTTATTGCCTTGGCAGATTTGAATGACGGCCCGGTGGAATTTTACCTTCCCACAAATGTCCAGCAGTACGTTACTATCACCCTGGTGGGAGCAACGACTTCTGGAACCTGGGACGCTGGAATTGTTCTCGGGGTTAACACCGCACGATAACTGAGAGAACGCACCTGTAGCGGGTGCGTTCTTTTATAAGGAGAGAAATAATGATTTGTCGCTGCACAGAAGATGGGCAGGTTATTTTGAAAGGTGGTAGAGTACGGTCTGTAAGAGTTGGATGGGAGGGGGATATTGAGTTGAACCCGGGGAACAAGGTTCCTCCCAATATGGAGAAAGCTGAAGAAAAGGCTTCTACGAAAAAGAAGACTTCAACGGCGGCAAAGCAGGACGTAGATAAACTTTGAGGTGAGAGATGTCTTCAGACGTAGATATTTGTAATCTGGCGTTAGCCCTGGTCGGAGCACCGAGTATCCACTCTATCACCGTGGACTCCCCGAAAGAGTCCGGGCTGTGCAGGGTGTTTTACCCGATGGTTCGAGATTTCAACCTGTCATCGTATGACTGGTCGTTTGCGCGGAAGACATATAAACTTCAGCAGTCCAGTGAGGATGGGATGTACGGTCCGCTTTATCCTATCCCTTCGAATTGCCTTACCCCGTTGACGGTTGTAACACCGTGCGGGGATGAAATTCTTTGGGAAGTAGAGGGGGATGATATTAGCATTCCCCACTTGTCTACCGGGCCGCAGTGTACGGATGTGTACCTGAAGTACACCGTTCAGCAGACGAATGCTGAACGGTTCTCTCAGTCTTTTATCCGTCTACTTTATACGGACTTGGCGATTCACCTTACTCTTCCGCTGGTCAATGATGTGAAGACACAGGAGAGATTGAATAATCAGCTCAAGGTCATGCGGCTTGAGGTCGAAGCTACGGATGCGAATATCGGAAGTCAGGACCTTGTTCCCGCAGACGACCCGGAGAAGGATACTTTTGTTTCCCCTCCGGGTTCTCGTTATTCCAGGGGGTGGGGTAGATGAGTTATTTTCGTCAGAAGGTAAACTTTACATCGGGGGAAGTAAGTCATGAGCTGTACGCCCGGATGGATAATGACAGGTATAAGAACGGGTGCAAGACAGTCAAGAATATGACAGTCAAAGTCCAGGGGCCGGTAACTCGGCGCTCTGGATTTGAGTTTATATACGATCTGTCAGACCTCAGTATTGACGACTCAGTGACGCCGAAGTTCGTACCGTTCACGTTTGATAAAGAACATGCATACATGATAATCTTCTTCCTGCATACGGGGGGACTGGTTCGTGCGGTGTTCGGAACAGACGGGGCAATGGTGTTGGACGATGATGGATCTGGAGACGTGTACCAGTTTGAGTTTAACGGGACGATGGACATTGATGAGATGACTTTCGCTCAGTCAAATGACATACTTTTCATAACTCAGCCGGACAGAATGCCTATTGAATTTAAGCGGTTTGGCGCAGCAGACTGGACAGCGAATGAGATGTCTGTAACAACGCCACCGTATGTCCTGAATACCTCAGAAATAACGATTAAGCCGTCTGGCACCACAGGGGATATAACCTTGACGGCCTCAGAAGACCTGTTCACAGACGACTTTATCGACCATACGCTCACTGTCAATGGTGGGACGATGGAGATCACAGCGGTAACGAGTACGACTGTGGCGAGTGCAACGGTGAGTACAGACCTGGAAGACACAACGACAACTACGCAGTGGTCTTCTGAGGAGTGGGGGCCGGTTAACGGGTATCCTGAGTACGTGGGGTTCTACGAGCAAAGGCTTTTATTCGCTTCGAATACGGCCCGGCCACAGACCACCTGGTTCTCTCAGTCCGGTAATTATTATGATTTCTCTGTATCCTCGCCCATTGTCGAGTCAGACGCGATTACTGCGACTTTTGATTCCGGTACGCAGAACAAGGTTCAGTGGATCGTGCCTGCAGCGAGCCTGCTTGTTGGAACGCTTGGAGACGAGTGGGTAGTATCCGGTGGTGGTTCACCTATATCCTTCTCCACGATCACGGCTACAAGAAATACGAACCATGGAGGAGAGAAACTTCCTGCTCTTATGATAGGGCTGAGTATTATCTTTCTTGAGCGGCACGGGAGGACAGTAGAGCAGATTGTTTATGACTATGTGTACGGGACGTACAGTACTTCAGATCTTTCTGTTCTTGCTCCTCACCTTACGGAGAAATACACGATAACAGCGTGGTGCTATCAGCAAACTCCGAGTGGGATAATTTGGAGTGTGCGGGAAGACGGTGCGCTTCTTGGATTGACATTTAAGAAAGAGCACAACGTAATCGGGTGGCACACGCATGACACGGAGGGGGAGTTCAAGTGCTGTGGGTGTATTCCGGGAGACGTGGAGGATGATCTGTGGGTGCTGGTGAAACGCTGGCTTCCCGCTGTAGCAACAGAAGAAGTGTACGCGGATAACGTGGTATTCAAGGACGCGGATGGGCATGAGTTGACGGAAGAAGAGCTTTCGGCGCTGGCGGAAGATGAAGACGGCTTAACGATTATGTCAGATTACGAAATTGTTCAGGCAGGGTTGGCCGAAGCGTGGGGGCCGCATTACTACGTTGAACGGAAGGCCCCTGAGTTTACTTCAGACGACGTTCTTGACTCATATTTCCTTGATTCTTTTGCAGTGTATAACGGAGACGCAGCGAGTGTTATCTCCGGCCTTGAACATCTTGAAGGCTTGACTGTAGACGTTCTTGGTGACGGGATGGTCATGTCTGGGTATACCGTTGAAAACGGGCAGATAACACTTCCAATTTCGGTAGAAAGAGCGGTTGTAGGGCTTCCATATACTTCGGAGGTTCTGCCGATCCTTCCAGACTTTGCTCTGAGTAATCAGGGGACAACAATGACAAGTCCGAGGAGGACAGATCATCTTCAGATTATGTTGTATCGTTCTCTTGGTTGTAAGATTGGCAGGTACGATTCTGAGCGTGGTGAGATAGGGGAAGAAGAGATTCCATTTAGAACGCCAGCAGATGAAGTGGGTGAAGCAGTTCCACTGTTTCAGGGGGTAAAGAGCGTGTCTTTAACGAATGGGAGTGATAGAGCTTCAGACATCTTTATCCGGCAGACGAAGCCTCTCCCCCTCACAGTTGTGGGTATTATTGATGAACTTCAGGTAAACGGGTGAGATAAATGGCAACAGGTTCACAGACAGGATCAGCCATATCAGGTGCAGTTAAGGGCGGGCAAACTGGGACCATGATAATGCCGGGCGTGGGTACCGCGATAGGTGCAGGGCTTGGTGGGATAATGGGGTACATGAGTGGGGACGACGGCAGCAGCGCTGCCACTGATCTTGCTTACTCACGGTACAACGCGCAGATGACCCTGGAAGCGGGGCGGGCAAACGCTGCGTCGATTCTCAAAGCTGCAAGTGTTAATGCGGATGCTACAATGGCCGCAGCTAATTTGAACCTTGCGTCTACGGTATCCACAACGAATTATAACGCGGCGGTATCTATCGCTGCCGCGCAGTACAACTCTCAGCTTCTACAACAGGAAGCTCTTGAGACCTGGCTTGACGCGGACATTGACATCCGCAACATGACTCAGGAGTTTGAGAGCAACATGGGCAGCATGAAAGTCGCGCAGGGCGCTTCTGGTATTCAGATGAATACGGGGACTTCGAACACTGCACGAGTTGATGCTCAAACGCAGCAGGATATGGATGTGATGACCGTGAGGTATAGAGCGGACTATGCGGCGGCGAAGCTTCTTGATGCTTCAGCCCAGTCTGTTTGGGAAGGGGCGATTGCAGCGCAGACAACGATCATGGAGGGCAGGGCGCAGGCGGCTTCTAACTACGGTAGCTCCGTTCTCTCTGCAGCAAGTACAATCAGTCAAGGGAACATAAATGCAGCCATGACAGAGTATAACGCGGGGATTTCTGCTGAGTCTATTCTTCTTAAAGGGGAAAATGATTACGCAGCATGGGAGTCCAAAGATAATCAGGCTCTTGCGGACGGGCTGTTTGGCGGCCTTTCTTCCTATAGCAAGTCACTGACCTAAACAGCGGGTAGAAGCGGTATAGCAGAGGAATAAAAAGGACGAGTTAATGGCAAAGAGAAAAGCGGATTTCGCATTGGCTTCAGAAACACCGGGCGCAGGTGGGGGAATAAATCCTTTGAGCGCTCCGCAAATGAACAGTGCGGGGGGCATTCAGGCTCCACGGATTCATGCCGCTCATCAGAATGCAGCGACAGTAGAAGCACCGAAGGCCAAATCTTCTGCGCTCTCCCCGGACGCATTTGAGAGGGGGATGGGGGTAATAGCTGAGTCCGCTATGAAGTACAGGGATAATCAGGATACTTTGTACGCGACAGATGCGTATCTTAAAGCGAGGGAGGAAGCGCAGAAAGCCTTGTACTACAGCCCTACGGACGGGGATAAAACTGCTCCTGGCTTTTTAAATCTGAAGGGAAAGGATGCAGTTGATGTAAGCGCTGCAGCACAGCGGCGGGTAGAAGACATTTACACGGAGTATGCAAACTCCTTGTCACCGAATGCGAGAAAGAAGTACCTTGCGATGTCGAATGGTACGAAAATATCCGCGCTTGATAAGGTAGCGAAGCACACTGTCGCGCAGCAGAAAGAGTTTCAGCAGCAGACAGTGTACGCTTTGACCACCGCATCATTACAGGAAGCGCAGAAAGACCCTATGGGAGTATTCGAGAACGGGGTAGTGCAGCAAACGATGGCCGCAACTTTTGAGTCCCCAAAAAGTCAGATGGCGGTTCTTGGTAAAATAGAGAGCGTCAGTATAGACACGCTCCTTTTGGAAAGCCCGGCGGCGGCAGAAGCGTGGATTAAGAAGTACGGGATGATCGAGGGGGACCCGGAGGTCCGAGTAAAGTCGCTGAAGAAAATTGCGACAGCGAAGAAAGCTCTTCTCGGCGGTGTTAAAGATAACGCAGCGAAGGTACAAAAGCAGCTGAAAGCTCAAGCTTTCCGGGCGATGCCTACGCAGGTTGTCGGTGCGATAAAGGAAATGGATGGAGCAAAATTCTCTCAGGCTTTTGCTGACCTCGACAGTGTTTATGCGGATGACCCGGCGGGAGCGCAGAAGGTAGCGAAAGCGGTTATTGACAATGCCATGGACATATCCCTTCTCGGAGACGGAAATAATCGGGCGCAGAGTGTCGCGCAGGTAAAAGCTCAGTGGACTTCCATACTCAAGGATGCAGCGGATAACGGTACAGAGCTTCCCCTTTTCGCTGTTGCACATATTCAGAGTAAGCTGGATGATCTTCGTAAGGTAGACGCGCAGCGGACGAGTGAGGCAGAAAACGCGAATGCAGAGGCGTTTTTGAAGCAAGTTGTATGGGATGAAGACGGGAAAGCGTCGTTACCTGATGGGGTTTCACTGGCAGACTTTAATCCGAATGCGATGAGTTCTGCAGGGTCGAAGGTGTATAATCAGATAAGCAAAGTTCGCCAGAAAGAGACGAAGGCGGCAGCTGCTCTGAGGAAGGCAGAAGCGAATCAGTCTTTCATGGAGCACACTCAGCTGGATGAGAACGGGAGTGTGTCTTTTACAGGAGATTTGTCGGAGTATAATTACGCAGAACTCAGCCCTGCGAACCGGAAAGTTCTTGAGACGGTAGCCAACGGGTTGAACTCTTCTTCAGATCGGGAAGTAATAGACCGTCAGAAGGCCACAAGTGCGAAGTTTAGAGCAGGCATTAAGGTTGATGAGGCTACGGGTAAACGAGTGTACAGCGGGGACCTCAAGGACGTTGACTGGGTTAACCTGCCTTCCAGTGACAAGAAGGTTTTTAACGCACTTCTTAAAGATAAAGAACAGGAAGTGAAGTACACAGGGAAGCAGCTTCAGTACCACAACGGCAACATCGCGATGCAGTGGTTCTACGACGGCAAGCTTGGTAAAAATGGGAGTAAACGTGCAGCGTTCTTTGCTGCTCAAGCAGACCCGGACACCGCGATGACTCAGGCGCAGTACACGAAGATAAAGGGTCTGATTTATAAAGCGGATACCGGCAAAGACCCGAAGATGGCGGCGTTGAAGAGTAACGTAGGATACAATGCGGCAGTGAAGTGGATTGACACTATCGCCCGGCAGGGGTTGTTCTCCACGGACATGAAGGCTGTTAGCGGTGAGAAGTTGTACAAAGAAGAAGCACTGGATTTTGAGACAGTGCAGGCTAAGGTTGCAGCGAAAAGCGCGATCACAAATTATATGATCCAACACCCGGATGCAGACCCGATGGAAGTTCTTAAAGACCATTTGTCGAAGTGGAAATGGGAGTCAGGGGATGATAAGCCCGGGTTGTTCACTGGTAACTACGACAAGTACACCCCGACAACCCAGACAGCGAATGCCACTGCAGAGTCAGCGAAGGAGAAAGCGCCTGTACAGAAAGCTGCGCCTGTGGTAAAACAAGCTCCTGAAAGACCAGCAGGTGTCCCTGCGCATTTTAAGCATTACAAGAATGCCAATGCGGATTGGTGGGGGGATAAAGCGTCTGGTGAATACTGGGATGGTAAAAGCGTGAGGGGTGGCAAATGATAGATTCTGGGGTGGTGAAGAATGAAGTGAAAAAGATTCCGCTTATACAGGTAATCGACTGGGCCACAGCGGAAGAGGTTCCAGAGGGAGAGGAAGTTTCTTCAGGGGGGGAGGAGCAGCGGGGAGTGGACTGGTCCACGGCGGAAGAAGTGCCTGAACAGGGGGTTGACTGGACAGGTGCCGAGGAGGTTCCTGCCCCCGGGATTCAAAACAGCATGACCAGCTCTGCTTTCGGTATCGGTCTTGGTCCTGATGCGGGTACTGATAACTTCACTGCGGCACTGGATCGCAGGACGAAATTTATCAAGGAGACTTGGAACACTGCGCAGGAAGCTGCAACGTACAGCACGGAGATGGGGATCGCTGCGACAAACGGGGACATGGCTGCGCTGGATGAAGCTGTTAGCAAGATGGAAGCCATCCCTGCACCGGAGTATCCTGCGGAGTCTCGGTTTGACAAGATAATCAAGCCCTTCATTGAGCTTCCCGCTCAGATGGTTAACTACGGAGCGAAGGAAGCGGGGGACGAGTTTCAACATGCTTGGAACGTCACGGTAGGAGCGGATGCTGGCGGGGTTCCAAAGGCCATAGGTGCAACGATCGGTAACTTCGGATACCAGATGATGGGGTCTGCCGCGCAGGAGATGAGGAAGGCGGGAGTCGATCCTGACGTTATTAAGACCGCTACGAATGTTGGGTCTGTCACCATTGGTGCTTCTTCTTTTCTCCCAGTGTCAAGAGTAACGGAGCTGGTGCCGAAGGCGAAAGACTTTGTCGCTCCGTACTTTGCGAAGGGCATGGCTCGTGCGTTTTCTGCCGGGGCGGTGGAGACAGGGGCGAAGGTGATGGAAAGCTCAGCACTCAAGACCGCAGGAGCAGCAGCGAAGCACTACACCGGAACAGCGGTGACCCTGGGCTTCCTTGAGTTGCAGAAGGCAGCGATTGAAGACACGGGTATGCGGTTAAGCAACGCACTCAAGGACACGGATGTTAAGACCTGGGACGTGGACTACATGGTAGACCGCTCCATGCAGATACTCAAAGACTCCATGAAAAACGCTTTTGTACTCAGCACGGCCGGAGCGGGTGCGGGTGCAGCGGCGGGAGCGGTGAGGGGTACGTTGAGCGGCGCACGGCGGGGCATAGAATCCGTGGGTGTTAAACACATGTTGAGGCAGTGGGAAAAGCGTCAGGACGTTCCGGTGGCAAAGCTCCGGGAAACTCCGCAGGGGAAGGCTATTGCAGCAGAAGCAGCACCGGCGCAAAAGACGCCTTACGACCAGTTGAGTTATGAAGAGAAACTGCATGTCAGAGAGACAACGGATAGTCTGGTTGCTGCAGACGATATTGCTGCAGACAAGATTCTCGCAGACGCATATGTGTCAAAGGCTGGCCGGGTAACAGAAGTCACAAAGAACGAGTACCGGCAGCTCAAGAAGACCAGAGCGGAGCTGGTTAAAGACCTGCATGGACGGAAAGCGACAGAGGCAGCAGCTGAGATTCCAGCGACGGAAGAGACTTCTGGTTTGATAAAAGACCTGCGTGAGGCGCGGAAGGAAGCACAGGTCAGTGAAGGGCCTGCGCCCAAAGAAGCTCTTGATAAGATAGAAAGTCTTAATAAAGAAGTTTATGATAAGACAAAGCTTCTTGAGACGGCGCGGGACAGAGTTAAAAGCCTTGAGAAGAAGCTGGACGAGACTGGGAAGCTTACGGATAACGAAGCTGCGGAACTTGCTAAAACTCGGGACACCCGTGTTCGTCTGGCTAAAGAGCTGCACGGAGAAGATTACAGGGGGGTTACTCCTGCGAGGGAGGCGAAGGCTGCGGTAGATGGGCTTCACCGCGAGAGGCGAAGAGTTCTTAAAGCAGAAAAGGACCTACGAGAGCAGGGGGTAAAGAAAAGTGATCCTGCACGACAGGAGCTGATTGCTAAAGCTGATGCGCTGAAAGAGGAGATCAAGGGCCGGAAAGCAGAGCTGAAGGATATTGACGAGCGCATCTCAGGGATCGAAGGCCGTCGTGCTTCTGACGAGAAACTTGCGGAGCACAGCGAGCTGGTGGCTGATGTGAAGAAAACTGGTATCCAGAACTGGATGGAAGACGGCAACAAGTCCGAGGAGAACCTTGACACATTCAAGAATGCTATCGCCGGGTTGCGCCAGAAAGCCCGTGCTGCACGTACCGCTGGTCATGCAGAAGGTGAGAGAGCTGCCAGATCGAAAATGGCTCAGGTTATCGCAGCCAGAAGACTTCGTGAAGTTCAGCGGGAAGCACGAAAGAAAGTTATAAAGAGTATCAATAATACTGTTAAGAAGGGTGCAAGTAAGAAGGGCCTCACTGACGCGGCTACACAGTCTCTCTTTGACGGATTTAAGCGGGTAGAAAAGCTGTCACCGGAGAAGAAGGCTGAGTTTCTTGCTGACGGTTTTCAGCCGATGTCGGTTGAAGACGGTATGGTTCGCAGCCTCCTGCAGCTGAAGAGAAAGGCTGGTGACATGCCACTTGATAAGCTTGTTGAGCTGGATAAGTCGCTTAGTGATTTATTTGATAAGGGAAATGAGCTGCGGATGGAAGGACTGCTGGCAGATCAAATACGGCAGGCCGAGATCAAGAAGGGTGTTATCGGTGAAATCCTTCCCGGTGTGAAGGACGTGAATACCGCTCTTCGGAACCGAGAGAAAAGCACAGCAGTAGACAGCATGAAGAAGCGCCGGGGTTTCAGGCAAATGGCGAAAGATTTTCTCTACGCTCCGGGTTATGGCTTTATTGAGAACTGGCGAAGTGTGGGTAGAACGCTGATGCAGGACATCTACAAGAAGCACGTAGACTCCGCGCTCGGAAAGCTTTTTGACGTAACCAAACAGGATGCGATGCAGCAGGGCATTTTGAATAAAGACCTTCGCCCCCTTCAGGGTATCTTCGGCGATACCTTCAAGCTTGAGAAAGATATTGATGTTCGCAAGCTGATGTTCAAACGAGCTTCCACTGCTGACAAGGTGCGTATAGTTGATGAGGCAGGAAAGCCTTACACCATTATCGACCGGAAGGGTAATGCAGTTCCCCTTGAATTAACGAAGAATGAGCGCATTGACCTGGCTATGATCCTCCGGGATGCGAGAGTGATGGAGGAGTTTAAGCTTCGTGAGGGCTACACGGATGAGATGATCGCTGCTATCCAGGACCTTCCGGCTGAAGAGGCTATGCTTCTTCGTGGTTTGGACGCATGGTATGAGAGGGGTCATGCTCAGGCTAATCCCATTTTTGAGAAGGCTGAAGGCCGCCCGATGCCGAAGAGAGACTGGTACGCTCCGCTTATTCGTGAAGGACTGGACGAATTGGAGACACCGTTATCCGCTTTCCTCCGGGATGAAACAGCAAAGTATAAGGCAGACGCGGAACACTCTGGCCGACTTGGTGAGCGTTCGAAGGGTATTCCGATGGGCGCGGGTAAAATCCGGGTAATGGACGCTTTTGAGAAAGCGAACTTCTATGCACGGGATATGAGCCACTACATTGCATGGCGTGAGAAGATGTCTGACCTTAACGCTGTTCTCCATGACAAGGATGTACTCTCAGCTATCAGGATGAAGTTTGGAGAGTTTGTAGGGGATGACATTATCACGGAGATGCACAACAGCTTGAACGTGCTTGGCCGGGGGTATAAAGAGTTTTTCCCAAAACACACCATAACGGACTTTATGATCCGTAATGCCACTCGTGCTACCTTGGCGGCGAAGGCCATGGTAGGGGCGAAGCAGCTTGACTCTACTATTCAGTACATGGTGGACCAGGAGGGTATGACTCCTCGGGAGCTTTCGAAAGGGCTGGCTGAGTTTGCGAACAACCCGGCAGAAGCTATACGGATAATGAATAAGTACAGCACGTATATCAAAGAGCGTGGCCTCGATATTGACCCGACGTTCAAGCAGGACCTCGGGGGTGTTAAACCGAGCAAGTTTGACCCTGACGGCATTATCAGGTTCTACGCGAACGAAGCTTCAAACAAGCTGATGCTTCCTATTCATCTTGGTGATAAGGCTGCAATCTATATGGGCGGGTACTCGCTGTTTCGTAAACTCCTGGTTGTAGACAAAATGCGGCCTGAAGAAGCCATGCTCCGAGTTGAGTCCGCTACAAAGAATCTTCAGCAGACTTCTGAGTTGTCCGGGTTATCCGCGTTACAACGCAGGCAGGACCCACTCTCGAAGGTTTCTACCGCGTATGTCTCTACACCTTTCGCGTACATGCGAGCCAGCATGGACGCAGTTAAGGACCTGGTTAAAGCAAGCGAGGAAGTTGCACACCAGAAGGACGTCCTTACAGAGCTAAAGGCTAACGGTGGACGGGTTGATGAGATAACCGCGCAAGCGGGGAAACTCAAAGCTGCGAGAGTGGCGGCGAAGAAGCTTCGCAAGAACTCAGCAAAAACGATTCTTCTTACCTGGGTTACATCCGGTATATCCTACACCACGTTGTCTAATCTGGGGGATAATGACGCGGCAGAAACGATTGCAGGCGGCATACTCGGCCCGGTATCGGCTCTCCCGGTTATGGGGTACATCATAGAGAGTGCTGTACGTAAAGCGACAGGTCTTTCTCCGTATCAGAATAAGTCTATCATTGCAAGACCGATTGCTGATATTGCCAGTGCGATTGAAGACATTATAAGACCGGACAAGGAGATAACAGGAAAGACTTTTCGTGGAATTGCGAGTGGTCTTCAGCTGGCGACTCCGCTTCCTACTACTTACGGTTTTGACGTAATGTCTTCTATTTTCACGGACTTGCCAGAAGGTGAGTGGGAGAAGACCGCGTTGAAGGCTGCCGGAGCTACACCGAACAGAGCAGAGCGGATAATGAGTGATTAATAAGTGAAATGATTGACTGACTTCTAAATAAGTTGTAAGGTACTATGTTAAGAAATTTTAAAAGGAAACGAATATGACAATCGCGTTAACATCAAGCGTTGAGAGATACGCGTATAGCGGACCGGGGGATTACTCGTTTAACTTTCCCTTCCCCCTTACCTCAGATGTGTATGTGTCGTACATCGACACAGCCGGGGTATCTTCTGATTTAGAACTCAACACGGACTACACGGTAGCTGCAAATTCTGATTCGGATGGAGGGGTTGTAACAATAACGAGTCCTACCTCCCCCGGCGGCGTTATCACTATTGAGCGTACACTTTCGTTTACGCAGAATACAGTTTTTGAGAACGAAGGCCCTCTGCAGATGTCGCTTATAGAGGGGGCATTTGACCGAAGTGTAATGCTTCTTCAGCAAATGAATGAGCTTATCGACGGGTTAAAAGTCGCGATTTCATGGCGGTATGAGTGGGAAGCAGATACTGAGTATGTAACAAAAGACGTTGTTACCGAGCCAGGTGGGAATGACTGGTATCAGTGCATCGTGGATAACACCTCCGGTGATACGTTTACCGCAGATGTTGCATCAGGTTATTGGGTTAAAGTGCTGGATTTTACCACGATAACCAACTCTGTTGCTTCAGCCTTGGAAGGTGTGTACCCGGTGCCCACGGCAGACGAGGAGGGAATGATTCCTGTTGTACAGTCTGATGCGTCTATGGCGTACGAAGACATCTCTTCTGGCATTGCTACAAATACTTCTGGCATTGCTACAAATACTTCTGGCATTGCTACAAATACTTCTGATATTGGAGGTCTACAGACAGAGGTGGACCTGAAAGCAGCACTATCATTATTCTTAACATCTAATCTCTCAACTTTTAATGCATCTACGCTTAGTTCAGGAATGTATTTTCATGTAAACGGCGTACTCGTTCAGGCAATATCCATAACAGGAGACACTGCGGATAGTACAATAACATGGCCTGTAGCTTTTTCACAAGGCTGCATCCCAGTATTAACAAATGTGGATTTGGCCGCAACAGGATTGCAAGTGACAAATCCTAACTTGACAGGTTGCCACGTTAAGCGAACCTCAACAGGGCCTATAAGGTATAATGTCATCGTAATAGGAGTGTAAAATGATACTTTATGATCCAGTAAACAAGTGTTGTTATGATAGTTGCTACAATAAAGGTATTCCAGAAGACAGCATTGAGATTAGTAGAGAAATGCACCAGGAGATAATATCTGCCCTTAATACTGAAGGAAAAGATGTTGAGGTCGTTAACGGTATTCCAACAGTAATTGATGTTGAGGTAGTACCAGACCCTTCCATATCCGTCTGGGCGAATTTTGAGGCAGAAGCTTCAGCCCCCGCGACAACTACAGAGCCGGAGGGTACCTGGAAGGGCGGAGAAGCTTCGGCTCTGGCTATCCGAGGAGCTGCGTTGCTTGCTGAAGATAACGGGCTTACCACAGCAGTTATCACAGACGTGAACAGAGAAGAGCATGAGCTTACCATTGCAGAGGTTAAGAAGGTATCGTCTGCCATCCTCTTCCAGTGGCAGGCAGCGTTTTTTAAGCGTCAAGCTGCTCTCATGGATTTAGAAGCATGAATGTCGTAGACCGTCAGATATGGTACACCTGTGGGTACAAGTATCAGCTGGTCAAACCGTACACCACGTACACCACGATCAGGCCGAAGCAGCTTATCAAGACGGACTATATCACGCTCACCACAGACGGCTTTCTCACAGCGATAAAGAGTTACGCATGGGACGGTCCCAGCGGGCCTACAGTTGATGACGACACCAACATGCGAGCGAGTATAGCGCATGACATGAAATATCAGCTGATGCGGCTCAGGCTTCTTCCTGCGTCAGATAGAATTATCGCGGACAAAGAGTTGCGGGAAGATTTAGAGGAAGATGGCATGGGTTATCTTCGAAGGCAGCAGTGGTACTGGGCACTCCGATTTGCGGGTGAGCCTTCTGCAAATCCGAAGTCTGCAAGGACTGTCTGCGTTTCACCGAGAATAGTTTACAGCTAAGAGAGGAATGATGCTGACACCCGAACAATTCAAAGTCCTGCTTGATGCTATTTTAAGTAGGACTTATACACTCACGGGTGCAGCTGACTGGCCCATCCTCGCGGTAATGTGCTCAGCGTTATTCGGGCTTATAGGTTTGATGTGGTTCGGACTTGAACGCTCCCTTCGAGACCTTCACTCTGACTGGCAAAGAGACTTGAGAATACACAGTGCGGAGAATGACAAACAAATAGACGGTCTCTGGACAGCTCTTCGGGACTGTAAAGAAGAACACCGGAGTTGTAAGCGGGAGGTACATAGTGATAACCGATAATCAAAAAGCCCGGCGTAAAGCATTCCTCAGTATGATCGCGGTATCAGAGCTGCGGCAGGAGCTGATGAACAGAACTGATGACGGGTATGATGTTATTGTAGGGGCTACAGCGGAACACCCGCTCAAGTTCCGAAGCTATGATCGGCATCCGAATGTAACGAATCACACCAGGTACGGCTGGTCTACTGCTGCAGGGCGTTATCAAATTCTCCACCGCTACGCTGTAGCATACACGAAGACCTTGAAGCTTCCAGACTTCGGCCCTGATAGTCAAGACCGGATCGCCCTGCAAATGATAAAAGAACAACATGCTCTTCCCTGTGTGGACCGGGGTGATGTAGCCGAAGCGATAAAGCGGGTATCCAATATCTGGGCATCCCTTCCAGGTGCGAAGTATAATCAGAACACGCATAAGATGTCTACACTGTTAGAAGTCTACGATAAGTATTTTAATAAGTACACAGAAGGTGAGAAATGAATGTACAATCTGGTGATATAACTCTTGAAGGTGATCCTCTCGAATTTGAGATCACCCTTGTAAGCGAGCAGGCGACTACAGAAATCTGGGTGCAAAACCTTGACGGTAACACCCTTGACATCCAGAAGTATGATGCAGATGAAGAGGAGTGGTACTCTACAGGAGACGATGCCCTGACAGAAGGCGTTAACTCCTGCAGCGCTGTTACCGGCGGGAAGTACCGGGTAAAATGTACTTCCGGTTCTGGAACTTCACAGGTCCGCATTGAGGCAGTGTAATGGGAGTCATTACTCGACGAGGGGCTATTGCCCGCAGAGGGGTTATTACGAGCAGAGGGGTTATTACGAGTAGGGGGGTACTGAACAGTATTAACGCTCCGATCACTAAGGCACTTTTCCTGCATGGTGAGAAAGGTTTTTGGGCTGACCCGTCTGATACAACTACGCTATTCCAAGACACTGATGGAACTACTGCAGCAGCAGACGGAGATCCAATTGGATTAGTGCTGGACAAGACTGGCAATAATTACAATCTAACGCAAACGGTTAGCGCGTCACGTCCCAAGCTATTAGATGGTGGAATAGTGTTTGACAAGGTTGATGATGCACTTACGTTAACTATCCCAGCTGGTGGTATTACAGGCACATTATTCCTCGCTACAACACGAGGGACTGCCAGTTACGGTGTGAGTATGCCCGAAGGTGAGTGGACGCTGGGGAGTGTTTACAACCCACTGGGTGACGTAGTGAGTGCAGTGCTCGTTGATCGTGAGTTAACTGAGACAGAAAAATCTCGGTTGCATGTGTTTGGGGCTGGTAAGGGTGGTACTGAGTTTGTAGCGGAGACGTCATTATCTCATGCGTATCGAGAGTGGGAACATCTTGTTGATTTCCCGATGATTGATACTGGGGCAGTGACTACTTTCAAGGGCACATGGTTCAACTGTATAATCTTAACATCGTTTCCCCTGCTTGACGTTAGCAGTGGGACTGATTTCAGCGGCTCATGGTCCGGTTGCTCAGGGTTAACATCGTTCCCGCTACTTGACGTTAGCAGTGGTACTGACTTCTCCTACTCATGGCGTGATTGCTCAGGCTTGACATCGTTCCCAGAACTTAATGTTAGCAATGGGACTAATTTTAGTAACGCATGGTACGGTTGCTCAGGCTTAACATCGTTCCCAGCTAACTTCTTCGACAACTGTTTAGCGACTGACTTCACCAACGCTTTCGCCAGAACAAATCTTTCAGAAGAATCAATAGATGGAATCCTGGTGTCAATCAATTCAAACACTACGTCTAACGGTACGTTTGATCAGAGTGGCGGCAGTGCTCC